AGCCGAGATCAGCGGCAGGGTGCGGCAGCTGGTCTTGTTCTTCATCACATCGCTGACCACAGGAACGTACTTGCCGTTCACCAACTGTTCCGTTACCTTGTGATTGATGGTGATGGACTTGCGCTCAAAGTCGATAGACGACCACTTCAACCCCAGTACCTCGCTGCGGCGCAGACCGTAGTAGGCTGTAATGAGGATGCACAGGTGCAGGGGGTCATCCTGCGATACTTCCAGCAGCTGCTGGACTTCATCCTTGGAGTAGAAGTTGGGCCGGAAGCTGTTCTTCTTCGGACGGTCAACTTTCAGCATCGGGTTGGTTTCCAGATAGTCCTTGCGGACGGCATCCTTGAACGCTTTACCGAAGATGGCGTGGTAGTGAATGACCGTGTTAGTGGTGTAGCCCTCCAGCAAGATCTTCTCCTGAAACTCATCCAGCACCTGCGGCGTGACCTCGCACAGCTTCAAGCCCAGCGGCTCAAAATACTGCGTGATGCGCCCGGTGATCATCCGATTGTAGCTGATAAAGGTTGCAGGCTGGATGGATGCTTTATGGACTTGCACCCACTCGTTGAGATAGTCCAGAAACAGCATCTCCGACTTGCTGACGGGTTGGAGATGCTGCGGCAAGGGCTTAGCGGTTTTAGCATCTACTTTTTCGTAGGCTCCGCCCCGCCCTGTGGGCAGCTCCCCGGTCTCATCATAGTGAAGCAATACTTCCCGGAGCATGGATTCTGCCTTGCGCTTGTTGCCCCGGACGGTCAGACCTGTGGAGATCCACTTGATCTTCTGCTTGCCGTTGGCATCATAAAGATTGACCACGAAATAGAAACGTCCATTTTTCTCTTGGACAGACCCTGTAGTTTTCATCATAAACCTCCTTTGGGTCAACAGGCGTGCTGTCCGTTGCTACACCCACAGCATACCACATCCAGCGGCGGATTTCCAGCCGGGAAGGTGCTCTGTCCGGTGAGCAGGAACTCGATCACGCTCAGCTTCGGGATACGGTAGGTGCGGCCGATTTTAAGCGCAAACAGGCGGCGGGAACGGATCAGTTCCCCAACTGTATAGCGGTTCAGACCAAGCATCTCCGCAGCCTGCTGAAGGCTGACGGCATCGGGGTAGCCGGGAAACATCTGGGAATAGGCATTGTTAAACTTCATAGGCACTCCTTCAGCATAAGTAGTTTAAGATCAAAAGTGTGTGCCACCTGCGGTTATATCCTTTGCAGCAAGGCTGCGGTCAGGCGGCAATGTAAAGAGAGCTGACAGTAGTTTCAACTCTCGCATCGCAGATAGACTTGCAGCCCATCTGCGTCAATATGATATAGGTCTCCCATATTCGCCCTCGGCACCCTAGGAGTGGGGAATCGTCCAGCAGCGGATTCACACCGCACCATTGACATTTCAGCCACCCCGTCTTCGTTATGACCGGGCTGCGAGTTACAGAAGTACCTTTTGTGAAGTACCGGACGATTGAACTATTCTGTTTTCAAAGAACGGAGTTATATAGAAAATCTTCAGAATTTAGGGCTTCCGAAAAATTATCCCTCTAATTGGTAGCCGACGAAAAAGGCCATTCTGCACCCACAATTTATAACTTGTAACCAAGATGTAATCTCTCGAATCGATATTCGCCAAAAAAAGAAGCCTTCATATACGAACCCAGTTGAAAGGCCAAAATACAACCACATCTTCGAAAGTTGACAAAAAAGTCACAATTGGCACTTATGAAAAAAGAAGACTGGATTTCTCCAGCCTTCCAAAAGTATGTATCAATGGTTGCAGTTCAAGATCTTCTCAAGCGTGTCCGCAAACCTGACATCCTGCTCCTTCGTCCGCTTTGGGCTCCCCTTGGGGTGCTTTCCGGCACGGAGGAGCTTTTTGTTTTCATACCGCCGCAGCATGAGAGCGTCTATGTTGTCGGCGGTGTATTCCAGACCATTCTGGTTCAGCACCCGGGCGCACTTGGCAAGGCACATACTCGCCAGCCCGTAGTCCTGTGTTACGACCACATCCCCCGGTTTGACCCGGTTGACCAGCGCAAAGTCTACGCTGTCGATACCCTTGTCGAATACCATCGTCTGTGCACCCTCACGTTCGATCTGGTGCGAGGTGTCGCACAGGATGATGACAGGAACGCCGAACTGCTTTGCAATCTGCAATGTCAAATCGACAACCGGACAGCCATCTGCATCGATCAAAATGGTCATGCGTGTTCCTCCATCACCCACCGAAAGGCTTTCGCAGTGCGCAGGTCGGCGTCTTTGAAATGCCCGCCGCTGTTCCATTCAAGGGTGCAGTCTGCGCCACGCTCTGCAAGCCGACTGTGCAGGGTGCGGATATTATCCCCCACCGCAGCCATGACAGCGTTTTTCGTGCGCTCTTCCTTGTCGCCAAGGCTCAGATAAACGCGTTGAGTTTGCATCGGGTACTGCTGTTCAAACTCCATCCAGCCCGGAAACCAAACAGAGGGCGAGGCAGCGGCGACACCGTAGAACAGATCAGTCTGGGTGGATGCCCACAATGCAAACAGCCCGGCCAGCGAATAGCCGCCCAGAATGATTTTGACGTTTTCTGGGAGAGGATACTGCTGCTTCAGCGTGGGGATCACCTGCTCTGTCAGAAAGCGCAGCGTGTCCGCCGCATTGCAGCCAAAACTTTCTTTGCCCCATACCGCAGGAGCTTCCCATGGGGAAAGTTCATCGTTCCAGCTTTCCACCGGGATGGCCGCAAACAGAAAGCGGTGCGCACTCTGTGCAATAGTGGTAGCCTCGCTTTCCATGCTTTGCAGCTCGTGCTTGCCTGTCATTTGGAGCAGCAGATATTCCGCATGGGCTTCGCCGTAAATGCGGCAAGGTCTGTTCCCGATTAGCATTGTCTGTGCGGTCACTGCGATGTCCTCCCGAAAAAATTTGGTAAGCCCAGTATAGCAACTGAAAAATCATTTTGCAATTCAAAAAGCGTTCATAGCCGTAGCAAGCAGTGTCTTCGTATATACAAAGACCATTTTTGCGTTGCAAAATGCTTGTTGGAAAATCCCAAACCCTTGAACTACATCCGATGGATGCAGGCTACGCGTTTTTTGCAAAACGCTTTTTTAGGACTCCATAGGAGTGCAACATAGTAGAATTGAACATAATTAAATATTGTGGTACAATTATAGCGAAAGCTCTAACGGAAATAATGTTGGAGAACCAAAAATCAGTCTCAGCTGTTCAGGAAGCTGCGACTGAACAATTTAAGAGGCTCGAAAAGGAGGGCTGAAGTATGGCACAGCAGGGTGACCGCTACGTTGTTGAACTAAAGGAACCTCATCTGCAATGGGGAGAGTATCGGTATACTGACACACGGGAGACTGTTAAAGACGAAGGATATATTCCAATTCCGCTTAATGATGCACGGAGATTAGAATTGGTCAACAGCAACGCTACTGGCGGAAAGGATATTCTTGGAAAAAATCTTTTTAGGTATACGACTTGTGACGGCTATTGCAAAGGCTTTCTTAAAGCACAAGGGAGCAGCGTGGGAGGTTCTCAGTACGCGAAACAGTTTTCACAACAAGGGGATCTGCGAGCAATCGGTCTATGGTATAAGTATATCGGGGCTCATGTTGGAACGGAAATTGAAGTTTTCTGGAGAACTCCCGAAGATATAGTGCTATCCTATCGGTAAAAGAAGCTCATGAAACAAAAATGCCAACTATTCTATGAGGGCGCATTTATGCAAACCCTTGCTGAACGGTTGGCATTTTTATATGAGATGGTCAACGTGCAACATATTTGCAGCGATTTTATTGACAAAATGCTGCGAATATGTTAACATGTGTAATGGGATGGCAGGCTGCCGAAAATATAAGCGGATTGATTTTGCATATCTCTGTAAATCTAATTTCAAAAAGGATTTAGGTGCATGATGGTTGCAGGGTAGACTGCAAGGATGAACCTAGTGAGGTGAACGTATGATTTTTCGTTTAGGAGAATTATTCTGCGGGCCGGGTGGTCTTGCATGGGGTGCAACAAATGCTGATATTGGTGATCCTAATTGGAAGATTGTACACCAATGGTCTAATGACTATGATGAGAACACTTGCAAGACCTACAGACGAAATATCTGCCCAAAGCAGCCAGAGACGGTTTATCATGAGGATATTCGTAAGTTCGACTTAACTCATCTAGCAGACATTGATGCTCTGGCCTTTGGTTTCCCCTGCAATGATTATAGTGTTGTGGGCGAGCAGAAAGGCATGGATGGCATTTATGGGCCGCTGTATTCTTATGGTGTGAAAGTTCTGCAGCTTTATCACCCGAAATGGTTTTTGGCCGAGAATGTCGGCGGCTTGAAAAATGCAAATGATGGTAAGGCGTTCACCAAAATCCTTGATGAAATGCGTAAGGCTGGATACAAACTGTATCCGAACCTTTATAAGTTCGAGGATTATGGCATTCCACAGGCACGGCATCGAATCATCATTGTTGGCATCCGGGAAGATATTGACGTTGAATATAAAATTCCGTCCACAAAGCCGTATGCGGGCATTGACAACACTTGCAAAACTGCTATTACAGTGCCGCCGATTCCTGCGGACGCACCGAATAATGAAATCACAAAGCAGTCTGCAGCTGTTGTTGAACGACTGAAACACATCAAGCCCGGACAGAATGCGTTTACCGCTGATCTCCCACCGGAGCTTCAGCTTAATATTAAAGGCGCAAGAATCAGCCAGATCTACAAAAGACTTGACCCGACAAAGCCTGCTTATACTGTGACGGGAAGCGGCGGTGGTGGAACGCATATCTATCACTGGTCTGAAAATCGCGCTTTAACGAATCGCGAGAGGGCGCGGCTGCAGACTTTCCCGGATGACTACATTTTTGAGGGAAACAAGGAAAGTGTCCGCAAGCAGATCGGAATGGCTGTGCCCTGCAAAGGTGCAAAAGTTATCTTTGAGGCTATTTTGAAATCGTTCGCGGGAATCCCGTATGAATCAATGCCGGCTAATATCAACGAATAAGAGAAAATATGTTTACGGAAGATATTGCGGAAAAAGTTCTGATGAATCCCTTGCGTGAGGGAGCGGATGAACTCTATGTGGCGGCATCATACGCAACTCACACGATGCTGTCATGGCTTTTAACGAACTTGGAGCTGCACCAGCATCAGACCCTGCGGATTGCTATGATAATTGGAATGGTTCCATATAACCATTTAAGTGTGACTGTTCATGATGGATTTTGCGCGCTTGTAAGACAGCCTTATCCTCCGCAGGTTGAGAGAGTGGAGTGCAGCTACTTGTACGATTATCCTGCGTTTCATGGAAATCTGTATGTATGGAAGAAAAATGGCGAACTTTTTAAGGCATTTATGGGGTCTGCACCTTTCATTCAGAGTGCACTTACTCAACATAATGTTCAGGAGAGCATGACCGAGTGTGATCCTGAGGAAGCGTGGACGCTGTATGACTCTCTTGTAGGCCGCAGCATATACTGTAATCATGTAGAAATCGAGGAATATGTTCAGCTTGTTCCAAGCCATCCGGTTTTGGACATGGAGTTAAATCTTGTGGCGGGCTTAGATAACTATGAATCTGTCACATTAAGCCTTGTTACGCGGAATGGAAGCCCCGGAAATCGTTCCGGATTAAACTGGGGTCAGCGGCCAAACCGGGATCGGAATGAAGCCTACATCCCGCTTCCGAGGGTTGTTGCATCAAATGGATTCTTTCCACCGAGTTACTTGCACTTTACAGCGATAACTGACGATAGAAAACAGCTTACACTTCGGGTTGAACAGCAAAACGATAAGGCGATAACGACGCCGGAACGCAACAGCGACTTGGGTGAATATTTCAGGAATCGGCTTGGTTTGCCAAATGGGGCGTTTGTGACTAGAAACGATCTGGAAGCTTATGGAAGAACAAATGTCACTTTCTATAAACTGGACGATGAAACCTACTATATGGACTTCTCTGTATGAGAATCGGAAGCATTCACTTGAAGGAGTGGATGCTTCTTTTTTGTGCGGATTGCTGTAATTTGGATTGAAAAACAAAGTGATTATGTTATACTGGTTGTGTTCGAGGGAATATTGCACGGGAGGACTATCTATATGGAACTGCTATACTCAAATATCCTGCCATTGAGAACAACCGAGCAGCAGAGAACGATTGCTGATTGCTTTAGAGCGCAGCTTATGCAGGCAGACAGAGCAGACATTGCCGTGGGCTATGTGTCGAGAGCATCGTTAGAAGAAATAGATCATTAGGACAAACAGGATAACTATATCAGCAGGGGCCTCCGGGCTCCTGCTTTCTTTCTGCTTTGCTGCGGTTTCGGGCATAATGTCGTGAAAAGCGTCATTTATCAAAACTTTTTGCCACAAATTGCCAGATTTTACTTGACATTGTCCCTTTTAGGGTCTATAATAAGGGTACAAGAAAGCCAATGACCCAAAATGAAGCAGTCGAGGATAAAACAGAACGTGGAAAGCTCTACTCGCCCACAGCGGTTTCAAAGTAGCATCGCTCACTGAGAAATGCAACCTTGCCGGATTTCTTGCTTTTTGATGAAACGCCTGTTTAGAGGATAAAAAGATGTTCAAGAAAATCGTGAAAGCCATCGCCGCCATCAAGACCGAGAACGACCGCGACGAGTGCTACTGGCAGATTGACCGCGCGTTCGAGGAAGAGCGCATCTCCTTTGAGGACCACGAGCTCCTCTACGGTCTGGCCGGTATGGTTGAGGTCGCTTAATTTTTTTGCTTTCGTGTGTCCCTTTTAGGGGCGTTAAGCAAGCAGTAAGACCCGTTTCGGGTAGGAGGTTTTTATGGAGCTCTACAAGTACACCGGCAGTGTTGCCGTCCTGACCGTTCGTTTCGGCAAGGCCGAGACCGTCACCCTCTACGACAGCTACGACGACAGCGTCGCTCCGGTTCGTCTTGATGTACGCGGTGCTCTGGCAGAGTACATCAAGAAAATCGAGGGTACTGACAGCGAGGAGCGATACATGAATCTCGACTGGTACTACGACTTCAATATGCTGCTCCGGCGCATTGAGGTTCCGGGCGTCCCGTCCGAAAAGTTCAAGATGACCGGCGTCCCTGCCAAAGTTCTGACGCAGACCCGCAGCAGCCCAGACGAGCTCGTCTGCTTCGGTTGCCCCGATTTCATCAACACAACCAAGCCGGTCTCGATGGGGCCAGATGATTACCAGAACTTCCTCATGTGGAAGCGTGAGAACAGAGACTAAGGAGGTGCAGACGATGAAGCGTTACCAGATTTTGTACAACAAGGCCGGTTTCCCGCTCTGCGTTTGGAAGTCGTCCGAGGCGGAGGCCCGCAGCTTTGCAAATAGGTTTCGGGCTGCTGGATACTCTGTCGATGTGTGGGAGCACACCGAGACCGGCGCACGTAAAACCAGCATCTAATCCCGCATGACAATGACTGTGACTACCAAAGGAGTGTTCCGTATGAAGTTTATCCACATTCGCAACCGTGCGTATGACCGCTATGTGCGGGAGGACAACGAGGTCTGTCTCGAGCAGCGCATGGTTCGCATCAATGGCCGCTTCTGCTGGCGGTGGTGTGTGTACGCCGACTGCGGTGGGAACGTCGTCGAGATATTCAAAACCCTCAAGGCCGCAAAGGCCGCCTACTCCGATGTGCTCGCCTGATGATGACCCCGTGGCAGGGGTCGAAACCATTTTGCCGTCCTTGGCAAGATGGTCGCGGGAGCCAAACCGCAAAGGAGTGTCAACTATGAAAATGAAGTCCTACAAGGCAACTTTCTTCCGTCACAATCCCCAGTTCAAGAATGGCGGTTACGTCACAGAGCGTAAGATTGAGGCTGTCTCGCTGCCCTCTGCTCGCAAAAGAGCCCGCGAGATTTCCGAGCACTGTGTGTACGGCAGCATGGAGCTGCTCGACATCGAAATGGAGGCATAAGAGGTATGACCGTTCTTGAGCGTTTGAAAGCTGCCGGGTACGACCCGGCCGTGTCCCTGTTCCCTGACAGTATCGGGAACTCCGGTTCCATGGAGTGCGAGCGCATCCAGATTCGCACGTTCTTCTGCCGCCCCCGCGAGAACGAGGCCGCCATCGGGGTGACCGCAACAGCGATGACCCACTTCTCTGACGGCTCGACCCGTCCGTACCCGGACGGCTGGCCGCGCAGCCTCGAGGCCAGCGTCACGCTCTACTTCGCTGGCGACGTGGACTTTCATTATTTCGGCAACGTCACCACCGACCTTGTCGGCTCCGATGCCGAGTTCCGTTACAGGCTCTTGAGCCGTTGTATTCAGGACTGCAAGTATTTTCTCGGCTGCGGCTCGCGTTTCAGCAAGTACCTCTGGGGCTGTTGCGTTGAGAATCATATTCAGGCCATGCGCATCCTGTGGGACAGCTTTTCCGACGACGAGAAGCCCGAGTGGACTTCTCTCGAGGAGATTGAGACGTTCAGCAAGAAGATGCTCGAGGAGGAGATTTACTGATGGCTGCCAAAAATTTCGAGCTGTTCCTTGGGTGTCTTGGCAACGGCGTCACGGTCTGTAACTCCGCCGTGATAGAGAACGGCGATTTTAAGATGGTCGCCCACATCTCCGTCGAGGGCAAAATCACATGGTACGTCAGCGAGGACTATCCGCCTGCAGATGCTCTCACAAGCATCCGGGCCTGCGCAGAGCAGGAGCGGGTAAAGTACGAGACATGGCTCAACGGCCTGTCTCCGGCCGCGCGCCGGGAGTACGAGCTTGAGCACCTGCCGCTCCCCGAGTTTCTCGAGGAGCTCCGCAAGGCAAGAGAAGCAAAGGAGGAAGCCTAATGGCCCGCGATATTCACGATTACGACAGCCTCAAGGAGGCATACGATGACCTACTCATGTTCGAGCGGTTTCCCGGTCCGGTGCATAGTGAGCGCGTCGAGGAGTTCGTCATTCAGCTCAAGCGCGACATCCGGGAGTACGTCCATCGGGATTCCGATTACCGCATCGTCCGCGACGGGCTCGATTCTTTCGTTGAGCTTGTTGAGCTGCCCGACTACACCGCCGACTATTCCGAGGAGCGGGCTCTCTTGTGGTTCAAGATGTACCGGTCCTACCGCCTTTTCGACGAGCTGGGCTGCGGCGGGCAGTTCTTCACCACCGGCGTCAAGCTCTTCCGCCGTCGTGGCCGCTGGTACGCCTATCATTTTGTTTCGGTCGATATGTAAGGAGGCCCGCCATGAGAATCATCTTTCTTCCGTCTCCCGGCAGTGCGTTCGGCCCAGCCATCTATGACGTGAAGGTTGAGCCCGAGAGGCTCCTGCTGTGGTACTGCTGTCCCGGTGCCGATGGGGAGCACACGGCCGTGTTCTCCTGTCCGTACAGCATCAGCAAATCCATTTCCATTGCGTCTGTGATTGAGCATCATTTCTCCGGGCGCGTTCTCCGGGTCGGCTGCGGTTTTTCCGCCGAGGCTGATGATTGGCGCGGCTACGTCGGCCATTACGTCGTGGAGGGCATTAGGTTTGCGCGGCAGAATGTGTATGTCGATTTGCGCGCTGTTGGTCCTTCCTTAGAGGAAGCTCGTGTTTCTCTCGAGCGTTTCAAGGCGCAGAATCCCTACGATGCCGAAATTCAGGACCTCAAGTTGTCCGTTGTAGCAAACACAAGCGTCGAGCTCAAATGGCTCGACACACATAAAATCACTTTGGAGGCCGATTATGAGCAGCAGTAAAATCAATATTACCTACGTCCGCCCCGAGCACGAGGCTGCGTTCCTGTCTGAGCTTCAGCGGATTCCGCACATCGTAAATCCCGAATCCGGGCGAATCAATCCGTATTGGGGCGCGTCCCTGTATCTGCTCTCCGCGCTCACGCGCTGGCCGGAGCTCCGCATTGCCGTCATCGGTGAGGACTACATGATGTTCACGGCCGCAAAGGAGGCTTTCAATTTGAGCCAGAACGAGCGTATCGTCGTCGAGCTGGCTGCCAATTTCTACAACGCCGGTCTATGGGAAATGCCCGGTTTCGAGATGGTCTACGCCACCAGTGATACGGCTTTTGAGCTTATCCTCGAGGCGTTCCGCCTACGCCGTGCAAAGCTCTTTTTCAAAGACGGGGAGGTGTATGCAGAGTGATTATCAAATATTACGAGGTATCGCTCGCGGACGGTTACAGCATTGCTATTAAGGGCGTTCGCGCTCCGTCTCTCGACGAGGCCGCTCTGTTCCTCAAAAGGGATTTGAAGCCCGGTGACAAGGTTGTTGACGTCACGGAAATTCCATAGGAAGAAGTTCGGCTGTTCTTTGAGTGCGAGTACATCGACCAGTGGCCGGTGTTTGGAATGGAATCGTAAGGAGGCCTGTACCGTGGCTGCTGTCTATCGGACGTTGTACGAAAAATATGAGCAGAACGACGTTTTGCACGTCGGGATTCAGGAGGTCGTCGAGGCCGAAAAGGAGATTGACACGTTCCTCAAGTCTCTCGACCGGAACCAGCGTGACCAGCTCGACACGCTGCTGGGGCGTCTGTCCCGCGCCTACGAGATGCAGGGCTTTCTTTTCGGTGGTCTTGCATCCGGCGCGAAGTGGAACGGCAAGACGGCTCCCGAACCGGGCGACGGCTACGGCCGGAGCGTCCGGGCCTATCACGGCTCAACGCTCGCTCCGGTCTGCCAGATTGACCGCAAGACAAATCAGGTCATCCATGAGTATCCGAGTATCGCTGCTGCCGCCCGTGCTACCGGTCTGGATGATAGTGCTATTGGAAAGGTATGCAAGGGAAAGTTACCCCATGCTGGCGGTTTTCTCTTCCGGTACATCGAGCAGTAAATCTTTCACAGGTACGCAAAAATATTTCAATATTTTGCCATTTTGCTCTTGTTTTCCACGCGCTTGTGTGGTATAATATAGTCAGTTGAGGGGGCTGTTCCTCAATGAGTAAGGTGGCAAGGCCAGAAAGGAAAGAACATGGACGACGAAATGAATACCGCCGAGCTGCTTCGTGATGAAGCAAAGGAGTGCCGGACCCGTGAAATTCTCGAGATTCTGCGTGACAGCAAAACCCTCGAGGAGGCCACGGAAAAAGTAAAAGCCCTGCTTAATCATTAAGCAGGGCCTCCGATGAAGAACAAAGGCCGGTGACGGCGGCCAAAGTTCTGAAACGCCGGGGAAGTGAGAAACAGCTTGCAGATGCCTCGCTCCTCCGGCATTTCTATTATACCAAATTCAAGGGGGATTTCAAGATGGCAGCTTTAACGCCTATTGCTGCTCGCATCACCGGGCTGCGCGAGGCTCGCGGGTTGTCCCGCACCCGGCTGTCGCAGCTCTCCGGTGTCCCGCTGCGGACGCTCGAGGAATGGGAGGCCGGCCGCCGGGTCCCACGCGATGTTTACCAGATTCACGCCGTCGCTACTGCGCTCGGCCTTTCGATTGAAGAATATCTAGGACTTTCGGAGGATAAATAACATGGATGCTCAAGAATATGATGCTCTCGTCGCTCTCAAGGCTCGTATCGAGGCTCTGGCGGACGAAGCCCGCGCGCTTCAAAAAGAGGTTTCGCCCGTGTTCAAATCGGTCGAGAGGCGGTACAGTAGGATGGCTGACGACAAGCCGAAGAAGTATACCGAAAGCCTCCGGCTCATGTCAATCGGTTTCATCAACGATAACCTCGATGGCGTAATCGAATATGCCGACGCGGCCATTGATGCTCTGGAAAACGCGACGGCCGATGCAAACGAGGTAAAGGATATTTCCTACAACAACTAAGCTGAAATAATCAGGAGGCCCGGTACAGTACCGGGCCTCCCTTTTTGTTATTCGGGCATAAAGCCGTAACCGGCCTCAAATGCCGCTGCTTCTCGGAGGTAGGCAACGCGGCCTGCTGCGCGGTCAATGGCGTCGCGCAACTCGCGGTCATCGACCAGCTTCAGCAGCTCGGTGAGGGCGTCCTCTGCCTGCATGATTTCGCGGGTGTCCTGCGGGTTGACCTGCTCCATGTAGAGCTCGTAAATAGACTGTTCCATGCTTGCCTCCTATATGCCCGCCAGAGGTTGAGCTGCCGCTGCACATACATGATTTGCGCCGCGCGGTTCTTCCCGCTGCGGGTATTTTGGAGCAGCCAGTGTGACGGGAGGGCTGTTCGTGGTCCCCGTATAGCCCTCTCCATCACCTCCCTGTGGGCCGTCTCCCGCAGGCTGATTTTAACTTGCTGGCAATTTTCTGGAATGTTTTCGGGGTGCTTTCTCCTGCGTTGAGCCGTAGAACGCCACGAGCACGGCTGCGGAGCCTCGATTTCGGGCTTTTGTGGTCCGGCCGTAAAGTTTGCCGCCCGGCCATTGCGACGCTTTGTGGGGCTCCGCAGGAGGCTTTCGTCACTTGCCGGGTCATTTTATGCGTTCAGCTCTTTCTCAAGCTGCTTGATGCGTTTCTTCACGGACAATCCGGGGTTAAGACGCAGGCCCTCGCGGTATGCGTCGAGGGCTTTCTGCTTGAGGTCGTTTTGGTCGTATATCCGGCCGAGCTCCTTGTAGGCATTGGAAAGCTGGTATGTGGACATCTTGGGATTCAGGGCCGACAGGCTCAAATAGTCTACCGCTTTCTGTTCCGCCCGCTCCGTGTAGGCCTCTTTCAGCTCACCAATGCAGCCCTGCGCCTTTTCGAGCAGCTCGTAGGGTGAAAAGTCTGTTTTTTCTTCATACCGTTTCAGCCTCTCGGCGTTCCGTTCCAGCGTCTCGGCATCCGGGCCATCAATCCCGGCTTTCGCCCTGTTCTTCGCGTCGAGTTCTTTTTCCCAACCGTCGTCGCCATCAACTTCGTCCACTGCCTTTTTCCGAGCGGCCGCAAGCTCCTCATACGGGATTTCCATGAGTTCTGCGGTTCTCATGCCGCCGTAGTCTGGAACCTCCTGCGGCTTGTCTGCCGGGGCTGTCGGCTCGAGGTCGAATGTAAAACCGAGCTTCTCGCTCCACTCTGTCTCCCGCTTCTTCGCGGTGAACAGGGTGAATTTTTTTCGTGCCGAATCCACGTTTATCCCGCGAACGGTATTTGCGCTCACCTGAACAGCTCCGGCCGCGATGGTCGAAAAGGTGTTCGCATCAATAAGCATGGTGCTCTCTCCGCTCGGGCCGTATGCCGTCATAAAAAGAGCCACGCTGCCGTCGTCCGATATGCCACACGCAGCAATATAAGCGTCCGCGTCGAAGTAGGCCAGTGGCTTGAGTTCGCTGTCGGTGATGTAGCATCGCTTTCCATCGAAGCAGGCCGCGCGGTTCGCCTTGCTCGGTGCAAAGTTCAGTTCGGAGCTCGGCTTTCTATCTCTGCGGCTGCGCAATTCGCTCTGGATTTCTGCCGCGTTTTCGATTGTTGCCCCCCCCCCGAACAGTTGTTCGTGGGTGGGAGACACAGTTGTGTTACCCATAACTGTTGTCCTCCTGTCCTTGTGCTGGTGGTCGTGCTTTTATGATAGCACCTAAAAGGGACAATATCAACGGCTTTCGCGCCAGCGATTGCCAAATCGCTGAATATAATATATCCTCTATTCTTCTTTACTCTACTTTACTTTGTCGATTGTTTCGCCGGAAATACCCGGAAATGCTGTTTTCAGTGTATATCCGCGCGGATATGTGCTCAAAACGGTATTTCCGCTCCGGTTATCCTGTTTTTCGTGGGGTTTTTGGACAATGGTGTGCGCTGCTCCTCGTGACCCTTTTATCAACTTTTTCCACCTAGTTTTCCACTTTTCGGGTCGTTCTGGCTTTTCCGCTCCGCTTTTCGCCGGTTATCCACGGAAATGATAGAAAACGTATCAAAAAGTGCTTTTCTGCTCCGAAAATGCTCGGTTTCGTTAATAACCGCGCCGGAAATGCTGTTTTAAGTGCGTTTCCGGGGAAGATATTGCAAAAAAACGGCAATAAAAAAAGAGCCTCCCGGCCCTCTTGTGTGAGGAATACCGGGAGGCTCATGCTGTTATGGGGTAGCTGCTGGGGCGTCCTTAGTGAATCTGATTCTTGACGTTCTCGTAGGTCTTATCACCCTCGAGGGCGGCCTGCGTGAAGCTGTTGTTGTACCACCAGTTGATAAGGGCAGTGACGGTGGTGATGCCGGTGGTGACGAGCTGCTCCACGGTCGTGCTCTCGATGGGCAGCGGAGACTTGCCGAACGCGCTCAAAATCTGGTTTGCCAGAGCCAGCAGCAGAGCAGCAGTACGGGCGATGGTGGCGGCGGAAACTTTGTTATTGTACTTCATAATAGCGTTCTCCTCTCATTCGATGATGGATTTGATTCCGCAGCGGGAAACGACTTCCCGCTGGGCGTGTTTGACCTTAGATGCGTAGTCCAAGGCTGCGTGCATATCACCATTACAGTGCGCGTCAGGGATGCGCTGAACCGCCTTTGCGGTAGCCTCGCCGAGGGCGATGGCGGCGAGAGAAGTTTCATAGATGCAGATTTGCAGCTCCTCTCTGCTCTTTTCGCGCTGGGCCTCAATGTTTTCGCGCTTCTTGGCCTCTTCGGTCCGCTTTCTCTCGTGCTGCTCGATTTTGCGTTCAATCAGCCAGACAGCAAAGCCAAAGATTCCAGACGGCACTCCAACGGTGACAAGGATTTGCCATGTTTCCACTGGTATCACCTCCTCCCTTACAGATATTTGTCTGCGCCAGACAGGGCAGTCCAGCTCTTGGGGCCGCAAATGCCATCCGGGACGAGGCCGTGCTTGCGCTGGGCCGTCATCAGTGCCTTTGTGGTAGCCGGGCCGAAACTGCCGTCGTGCGGGATGCCGAGGAGCCGCTGCAGCATAACTGTAGCCGCGCGGTTAGCAGCTCCCTCGCAGCCCTGCTCGATGGTCGGCAGGACAAACTTGTTGTAGGTGGTGCTGGGATACACGCCGGGCTGTACGCAAAGCCATGTAGCCTTGCCTCCGCGCGTGTCGGTGTGGACAATGGCGGCCTTGTCGTGCCAGTAGATGCCGACCGCGCCAAAGCCCTGCGCGGCCGCGATGATGCCGAGGGCGACGGGGTTGACGCTCCGGTCCTTCGTGCGCCAGTCGGCCGCAATGCCGTAGAGGTGGCGGCTTGTCCGGCTGCCGCCGACTTTCGGGTCTGCGTTGTGCTTCACGCACCGGTAGCCTGACGTAACCTTGATGGCCTTGCCGAGCTTGGTGCGGATGGTCTGCATCTTCTGGACGAGCTCCGGGTCAATCATCTGCGCCGTGCATCCGCACGGGCAGGCGAACTCGTACCGCTCGAAATCCGTGGTAATTTTCGTGTGGTCGTTCGGCTTAAAGGTAATTACGTTCATTCTCACCGTCTCCTTTATCGGTCTGTTTGAGTACGGAAAATTCTGCGTGTACCACCGCGCGGGCTGCGCCGTAGCCCTCCGGCTCCCCGCAGTTCGTTTCGAGGGAGTATTCCTCCCACCGGTCGAGCAGCTTAACGGTGGCCGTCAAAAGCTGTTCGAGCCTCTCCTCGCGGTTCATTGGCGGCTCCTTTCAGCGGCTCTCGCCGCGCCGGAACAGTGTGTAGTGCGGATGCTCCTCCCCAAACAGCCAGTATCGCAGCCAGTCATCGAGGACAACGGCCGCGATAGACACGAAAATCCACAAAATGCTGAACGGGAGGCAAATCTGCCCTTTGTAGTTGAACGGCATACCGGAGTAGTCCCAAACGCCGAGGCCGAGCCAGACGTTGAGAATCATACCGGTAACGAGCTCCGCTCCTGTCACGATGGCCGAGCCGAGGACGCCCTGCCAAATGAGCGGGGTATCCCACTCAAGAAGGCCCTCATTCAGCTCACCGAGAATCAGGAAAAGGAATCCGCCGAGGACGAACATCGTCCAATGGCTATGTCCTCTGAAAAGCACCTCGAGGCCGAAGTATACAAGCCCTCCGAACACAAAGAGGATGGCAGTTTTACATACAGAGTTCCTTGCCATTTCGGTTCTCCTTAGGCGGAGAGCTTGTTGATGATGGCCGTAATCTGCGCCTGCGCCGCGCTGAGAATGTCCCCGACTTCCTTTTCGAGGTCCTCGGGAAGGGCGCATCCGTAATAGATGGAGCCGATAACATTCGGGTCGGTCTCGCGCTTCGCCCACTGGCGCAGCGCATTGCAGTAGGTCGTCTGTTTGGTGACGAAGCTCTTGTATTCGCTGTACAGAGTAATAATGTCTGCCGCGCTGTACATAACGCACTTGCCGCCATCCGGGTGGTAAGGGTATTCGGACGCGCCCAACGTAATGGCCGCAAACATCGAGTCGATGTTCGTCTGGTCGTTGGGCATCAGCGAAAAGTGCTGCGTACCGTCGGACAACTCCACGTCAATGCCAGCATAAATAAAGTTCTGGCAGGTTTCAGAAGCGTCGTCCGCCACCTTCTGTGCCAGAGTGGGAAGGTCGTTTTTCTTCCATTCAATAGCCATACTGTCCTCCTTACTGGAATGCGCCGGAGACGGCTTCGATGTAGCCGCCCTCGCCGGATTCGCCGCGCTCCACGCTGACGCGGAAGTTAAACGCCGCGCCGTTGGTGGCGGTCTTATTCTCAAAGACGATGTTCACGCCTTTTTTTATCTCGGTCGTGGCATCCTGCCAGACCGGGGAGCTGTCGAGTGCGTTGTTGGTCACTTCGGCCTTGAACTTCGCATCATCGGGGATGGAGCCGGTCACCTGAAGCACGGCAACGGTGATGTCGCCCTCCACGGCCAGCGGTTCAGCCAGCGTCACGCTTGCGGCGTGGACGGCCTTGGTAAAGGTCGCGGACGTGCTGACGGTTTCCTTGCCGTCGCTCACCTCAACCGTCAGGGTGTGGCTGCCATTCAGGACGCGCTGGAACCCTGCGGCATCGGCGACCTGCTCAAAGTTCAGGGCCGTGCCGCTGGCAACGCCGGTGCGGGTCTTGGTGGTCTTACCGTCCAGCTTTTCGGCGACGGTCAGGGTGTCGCCGTCGGCATCCCTGACGGTGTACTTCCACGCAAAGGCCGCGTTCTTCTGCCCCAGAGCTGCGCCGTCCGTGCTGACGGTAGGTGCAGTGTTGACACTGACCGTGCCGTCGTCAGAGACCACGAGTGTAGAGGGAAGAATGAAAGCGGGGCGAACACCATAGGAGCCGTAGTACCAGAAGTCGTAGCTGGAGCCATCGGTGACGACGCCCCAGACGAGGTTGTAATCGTAGGTGCCCGGAGAGCGCAGCCACCACATGGCAGCGCTGCTGCCATTGTATGCAATACGCTTGCTGTTACCGCTGGAGCTGTTGCCAAAGTATGCCAGCCTCACACCGTCCTTCGGGAAATAGCCGTTGTCGCTGGTCGTCCAACCAACCTCATAACCAGACAGCAGGAACACTTTGGTGCTCAGGCCGTTGGAGCCGGTGGCAAGGCTGCCGCCGGAACCAGTGCCGTTCTGGTACGGGATTTTCACCTGCTTAATAGCCGCCCGGATGTTGCTGTCGATGAGGTTGTAGAACGTTCCGTTCAGGTATGTGTGGATGCTGGAATCCTTGTAGGAGTTATTGTTGCCGAACGTGGACGTGGTGTAGATGTCCTTCATCAGCAGCCACGTTCCATTGCAACTCGAATCATAGGTGCTGGTGTTCGGGTTGCCCTGCTGCACAACAATAAAATCTTTGGACGCGCCGTTGACTTTGATTTTGACAATGCTGCCAACGGCTTTCGTGCCCAGTTTTACGTTTGCCATTGTTACCTCCTTGTTTTCGTTCAGGCCCACGGCATGATCTCCGCGGGCCGCGTGTTCTGCGATACAGAGAGGGACAGGGCTTTGTGCTGCTTCTTGTAGATGCAGCGGCATTGCCTCGCCCGCCGTCTGTCACGCGCGAGTTTGTTCGAGTTGATTTTTCGATGGATAGGGATTTTACAGTCAAGCAATTTTTCGAGCCGGTCAGCGTACTTGCGGCGTAAAGAGTAAGTATCACCATGGGCGGCATGGGCATCCCACGCATCAAAGCTCCGCAGGATTTCCTGCTTGGTCACTTCGCCTGCGGGGTATGCCGTCTCCCAATATCTGATCTTGTTCTTCATCCGCTTGGAGCTATCCCGGCGCAGCTTTTGGATGACCGCGCCGGTGTCGGTCAGGTAGCTATGGAATCCCAGAAAATCTATACCGTTCCGCAGTGGGAAAATGGCGGTTTTCTGGTTCAGCTCAAGGCCGTAACTGTCCATGAGCGCCCGAACATCCCGGAGAATGCACTGCAATTTCTTCTTGTCCGAACAGATGATGTAGAAATCATCCATGTATCGGCCATAGTATTTGATGCGGTACTTTTCTTTGATGATGTGGTCGAACTCGTCCAAAAACATGAGGGCGAAAAGCTGGCTCGTCTGGTAGCCCAGCGGCAAGCCGTCCTCCATCACGTCGATGTAGATGCAAAGCAGCTCATAGACACGCGGGTCAACGCCGCGCTTGTCCAGCACGGCCTTGAGCTTGTGTTTTAACTTCCGGTGGTCGATGCTGGCAAAGAAATGCCGCACATCGCCTTTCAGCACCCAGCCGTCCGCGCCGTGGCTCTCACGGCGGTAATAGTCCACCATGTGGGTTTTCAGGCGCATCAGGCCGTCGTCTGTGCCTTTGCCGGTCTGGCTTGCGTGGCTGTCCCGGATAAAGCTCTTTGTCAGAGCATCATACAGGATGTTATCGACCAGCGCGTGCAGCACCACCTTGTCCACAAATGCGGGGGCGTGTACCATGCGGCGCTTCGGCTCATAGACGGCAAAGACCTCAAACTTACTTGGCACATAGCATATCTGCTGCCGGATGTCGCCGCCCGGCTGGCGTACATCACGCACAGCCAGCTTGCGGGACAGCTTTTCCGTGCAGGCCAGCGCCTGCGCCTCGTACTCGATTGTTTTGCTTTTACTGCGCTTTCCCTTCCGGGCTCCAAGGTAGGCTTTGTAAAGTACCTCAAAGCTGCACAGTTCTTCGTGTGTCAAAATGACCCTCCGCTGGTTCGCGTTACGGTAGTGGGCTGCATCCGGCAGGGATGGCCCACCTCAGCGGGATGTATTTATCACTTGCCTGCATCGGCAAGCGACAGGATGCGGTTTCCTTTGATGGGCGCACTGCTTTCAGCTTATGCCTACTCGTCACACGGTTCCATCAGAGCGGGGCGAACACCATAGGAGTTGTTGTACCAGTTGTTGTTGTTGGAGCCATCGGTGTTGACGTTCCAGACGTTGTTGTTATTGTTGGTGTTCGGAGAGCGCAGCCACCAAATGGCAGCGTCAGACAAACAAACCGCACCCTTTATGCAAAGCGGTTGCCCGCTGTGCGTTTACGGTTCCGGGTAAAGGACGGCTTTCAGGGCGGCAGCCTGTTCGGTCAGCCGTTTCCGTTCCGCTTCTGCCCGGAGTTTTTCGGCACGTCCGCGTTCCGACGTGAGCCACTTCATCGCCGGGTATTTTACGTCCGTGACCTTCTTTGTCCAGATACCGGCTTTCTTCGCACTGATGATACCTTCCTCCGTGCAGATGGTCAGGTATTCCAGCAGCAGAGAGCAGCCGTCCACAACTGCGCCGATCTTCTCAACGCGCTTGTCGTAGTCGGTCTGGAAATTGACGTTGTTCGCCGCGTGTGCATCCAGCAGGATTTGCCGGGCAGTCAGCCGGATGCCCTCACCGTACAGACGGAAAGTGCTTTTGGAAAAGCCCTCCCTGTCCCGTGTGTCGAGTGCATGGACGGCAGTGCCGCACACCTTCTGGATGTCGCGCACATCTTCGAGCGCCGCGACTTTCTGGATGATCTTCCGGGCATCGCTCCGGCTGATGTCGTCGGTGACAATGCGGGTTGCCCTCTGGGTGTACCGCAGCAGCTCCCGCGCATTCGCGCCGACCTTGAATGTTTCAGCCATCAGAACTCCACCCTCGCCTGTTCTGCGTTCCACACGCCGGTGACGGTCAGACCGTCAAGGCTGCCGAACGTGGCAGAAAAAGGATTCTTGGTGACGTTCGTGCCGAACTTCAACTCGATTGCCTTAATGCTGGCGTTCATCGCGGCCACGCTGGCGCGGATGTCGCCGTGTGCATTCTCTGCGGAGTTGTGGGCATCGACGGCAGAGCTGATTTTCTGGTCGGTCTGAGCCTTGGTGTATGCGTCCACCGTCGGGCGCTGGGATTCAGACAGCTTGCCATCCGCATCCAGCGTGGCAATGCCGCCAGGAATGCCGATCTGGTCAGTGCGGACAACATCTTCATCCGGCGCCTTGCCGGGGCCTGCGTTAAAAGAACCGTATGCCATTTAGGTTCCCCCTTCCTGTGCATCCGTGTATTTCACGGTGCTTGTAATGTGATACTGTGCAGAAATTTTCTCGGTCGGAGCTTTGGCGGCCCTCAGCCGCAGCTTTCCTTCGAAGCTTTCGGTCGCAATAAAGCCCACCGCACCCGCCACATCGTAAAATTCCGGCAGTACCGTAACATCCACAATGTCGGTAGCCAACAGGCCTGCAATGGGGATGTCACAATAAAAATAGCCGGGGGAGGAATCATCCTCGCCCCAGCCATCGACCGGAATCGTAAAAGACACCGCAGCCGTGACATCCTGCTTTTCGTGCAGGATGTCATCGGTTTCCTCGAATCCGTTTGCCGTTGCTTCGGAAAGGTCTCCGATTGCGGTGTTGCACTGCTTGATGTGGCTGCAAAGCGCGGCAAGCCCTGTGCCCAAAAGCGTTTTGACCTTCGCTTTTGCCATAGAGCTTACCTCCTCATGTCTTAGTCAGCCAGCAGAGCGGCGATCTCCTCTGCGGAGAAGTCCTCTACATCCTCGTCGTGCAGAACATTCTCCGGCTCGGTGTACACGACGACTTCCTTGCCGTCAATGTTCACATTGCCGTTGGTGGAGCTGGCTGCGGTCTTGGTGGCACCCTCAGAGACACCGGCCAGCTTTTCGCCCTCGGCATCGCTCATCAGGCGCTTGCCAGCCTCGGCGCCCACGAAGTCCGCAGGCTTCTTGCCGCTGTCGGTCAGATTGCCCTCGCCATCCAGCGCAGCAAAGTTGCCGGTGGTGGCACCGGTGGCCTTATCGGCCTTGCCGGAGATGTCCACTTCCTCAGGGGTGGGAACATACAGACCATCGTCCTTCAGAACCAGGGCGTTGCCGGCAGCAGCGGAAACATTGACCTTGACATCCACCTCATAACCAGCGATGGTAACGGTGGTGGATGCGTCCTTGCCAGTGACCTTGGCCTTATAGGTATCGACCAGAGCGGCCATGCTCAAGAAGGAGTAGGTGCAGGAGTCCGGGTTCTCGCCCTTGACGGCCAGCACCATGACGGGCTTGCCGTCCAGCTTGGGGTCGGTAGCGCCGGGGTAGGTCGCAGCATCGAACTTGAACTTGGCCACGAAGGTGGTCTTGGTCTGGTCGAGGAACAGCTCAGAGGGGAAGTCAACGGAGAAAGCAGCAGTGCCGCTCTTGTCGGTAGAGGTGTAGAAGTTCACGGTATTGCCGTCAACGCCAAGAGACTTGATAGCAGCGTTAGCTGCGGCCTGCACAGGGGTAAAGGCGCCCTTCTTAACGAAGGTCTTCTTGATCTCGGCGGTCAGGTTGCGGATGGTGGTCTTGGTAGAAATCTGCTTAGACATAGTAGTGTCCTCCTAAAATTATTTCAGCATATCAACGATTTCCTGCTGCGTTTCTTCCTCGTTCAGCAGGTCTTCACTCGTCATAACGGTTTCTTTGCGGACAGTCAGCGCGTTTGCGCTGTCGAAGTCAAGGCCTTCGCCGATGCGGACGGCAATAGCGCCGCTTGCGTCGCGCTTCAAGCCCTGACCGATGCTTACGCTACCGGTTTCACCCGAACCACCTCCTTTCCCGAACAGGGTTACGGTCGCCTGAATATCTGCTTCCGGGATGCGCTGAGCGAAAAATCTGATGAAACCATCATGCGTTTCGCACCCGTTCAGGACGCCCGCTTTGGTCGTAGTATAGAAGCTGCCGGGAGATACAACGCCAACGGGTACAAGCTCGCTGGTGCTGTCCGACAGTTCTGCGTCATAAATGCACTGGTAGTAATCCATACCGCCAGCGTTTTCGTAATCATCCTCGCTGCGGGCGGGCTTCCACCCGTCAGCTGCAAGGGTGAGTTTGTAGGAGCCATAGTAGCCGCCGCCTGTGCCGCCGTCCACCTGCTCCTTGATAAGAGCCTTTACCTGTTCTTCGTTCAGGATTTCCCCGGATTCAGACAGGTTCTTCACGGCTGCGCTGACCGCTGCCGTGATGGTCGCTGCATGGGCATCAGCGGCGGCGTTGTGCTTCTCAATTTCGGCCTTGACCAGCTTCATCAAAGCCTGCATCTGCGGGCTGAGGGCAATTTCGATTTTTGCTTTGTTCGAGATTGCAATAAGGGCAGCAATCTCAATTTCAAAATCAGCGTTCACGCTGGATGCAGGGACTTCGATTCCACGTTCATCCTGCATGATGAACAGCAGCACTTCGGCATCATCATTCAGGCGGCCATATACGCCGATCTGGTGCATGATGTAAGTGCTTTCTGCTCCGGTAATCTGGATGCTGACTTTCCGGGCCGTTTCCTCTCCGTCCTTTACGGTGTCAATCGCAAGGATGGTCAGTTCGTGCGTTTCGCCGCTGACGGTCGTTTCTGCCGACAAGTCGGTTTCAACGATGCCGGTGCCGCTCACGGCGCGGGTGATGGTGAGCGCGCCGCCGGAGAGGGATTCCGACAGGAGCGCGGCACCGGCAGTTGTATAACTGGATTTTTCCCAGCTCATGTTGTCTGTCCTCCAATCTTGATGGTTACGGTTTCGTGCGTGTGCGCAAGCCCGCCGGTGGCGTATGCCTGCGCGGTGATGTTTTTCGGGTGGATGGCTCCGGGCAGTTCAACGGTCGTCTGCATCCGCGCTGCGCTCATAGCACCGGCAACATAGCCACGAGCCGTGACGGCGCGGGGTTTGATGCTTCCGGGCAGCCGAACGGTGCAAAAGGCAGCCATTCCGCAGGGTGCGGCGGCGACGTAGGCTGGCTGTAAATCCGGAATATATGCAAGAACAAGCGAAAGCGAAAGATGAGCCGGAATCTTGCGCTTCAAGCATTCCATGACGTCGCTCGATAAGAATGTGGAGTTATCATTTGGGAAGAGCTTCACATAAATTCTGCTATTTTTGAATTCAACAGAGGACGAGGCTCCGGTATATCCAAAAACAATATCTTTTATCTCCTGAGAGCCGATGTGGTTGCCGCCGATGAAGTACAAGGCGACGAGCTTGCGCCGCGCCTCGAGGGTGCGCTTCTGGTTCAGAGGGATACCGAGGAAGGTTTCCATCTGCGCCAGCGTATCCGTGTCCATCAGGGATACGAAGTTGTTGTTGACAACAGCGTCCACGCCGTCCTCGATTTCGTCCAGCCCGCCTCCGGCTGCGCGCCAGATAGCGTCCATTTCGAAAACATCCCGGTAGAACACCGGGTAGAATGTTTTCAGCTCCTCGTATGCGCTGGGGAATCCGTTAGGATACAGGGTTGGTTTCACTTACTGTCACCTCCCCCAAAACAAATACCTCCTCTTTTCCGGCCTCGACGTTTGCCGTCTGGCCGTTGAAACGGAGGTTTGCGTAGTCCAGCACTCCCAAGAGGCTGTAAATCGTGTTGCCGACCGTGCTGATGCGCAGGGTGGGCGTTTCGCTGTCGTCCGTGGTGAGGTTGATGCTCTTGATTTGAGCTTTGAGGGCCGTCTGCGCTGCGCTCCTGACGCTGGCGAGGTCTCCTCCCTTTGCAAGTGTCACGGAGAAAGAGATGTTGACCCTTTTCGCCGTGGCGGATGTCGCGGTGAAGTGCGCGCCGATGTTGGCCTGTCCCTCACCAAGGCCGGTCCCGCCCGGGTCGATGTACTCCTGTACGCGCTGCACAACAGCCTCAGACGCCGGGCCGCCCTCCGTGTCAATGAGAATGCCTTTGACCGTGTTCTCTCCCGCCCAAAGGGGAACTATGCGCGCACGGCCGACGCCGGAGATGCTCTCGCACCACGTTTTGTAATGCTGCTGGTTTCCATTTTCTGCCGGTCCAGCGATTTTCTCCTGTACACGCTTTCGGAGGCTCTCGTCGTCCTCGTCGTCTGCGCCCGGTTCGAGCTCCTCGACGATGGAGCAGGCCGTGAGGCTCCGCTGCGTGTCGGTCGGCACAACAGAGGTTCCGGCCGGAATGTCGTTCGCCTCCGTTCCGGCTTTCTCCGCCTCGATGTAGATGCCGAGGGCGTCATCCTGCGCCAGCACAAAATACTGGCCGCTGCAGAAGAAGCGCGTCCCGAGCTCCGGGAGTTCCCCGTCGTACTTGATGCGGTACTTTGCCGTCGCGGCTGCCTGCCGGTAAACGGCGGATTCCTCC